CCAAACTGAACAAATCTCCATCTTTCACTATCAGATAGAGAATATCCGCCACCTTTTCCAATACTGGTTAAATTAGAATTTGATGCACTAAATTCATATAATTTACTAGCATTTCCTGCAAACAACTTAACATTATCTGAATTATCTTTTGAGGCAAATATACCTTTTAAAATAGCATCGCCTGCATTTGATACAGACTGAAATCTGTTTATTGGTCTATAGCCTGAAATAGCAGGGATAACATTATTGGTAACTGTAACTCCTGCATTTTCTAAATCAGGTTGATCAGGCAACCATTCTCCAAACTTAATCATTGCTGTAACCAAACCTCACTTCCAACATTTTGAGTTGTCCATACTTCTGAACCAATATTTTGTATTGTCCATGTCTCAGATCCATCTTCAATCTCAGACCAATCTTCACCAACAATCTTTGCTGTGGCAGTTATGCTTGCTGAACTCTCAGGACTTGCAGAAACATTTACCTCAAAATTAGGAGTAGATGTTACACTCGCCTCAGTTGATATTGCACCAGTAATTAAAACAACTACATTTGCAGTTGCAGATATTGAGGCACTTGTTGCAACACTCGCAGAAGGCTGTTGCACCCTGATTGCTGATCCTGAGATCGTGGCACTTGTGCTTATACTCGCACCAAATCCAACTGTATAATTAGCTGTGGCTGATATAGATCCAACCGAAGCAGTCGTTGCCCCCATAGTTCTAATTCTAGTAGGGGTTGATGTAACTGAAGCGGTTGTCGCAATACTTGCAGAAGCAGTCCTGATCTTAACAGCACTTGCACTCGTACTTGCACTGGTCGAGACAGATCCTTCAATTAATATTGAAAATTGTATCTCAGCACTTACTGAAGCTGAAGTAGATATACTAGCAACAAAATTCTTTACTGCAAAACTAGATATACTTTCAAGGCTTACCGCAGGAAGGCTGTCTAAGTTTCCCCACTCCTCTAATTGTTCAAGTGTAGGATTTGACCAATCTAACTTTTAGTAAATCTTGAAAACCTATAACATCTACATTTAAAGTTCCTAAACTATCGATGTTACCAAAGCTGTCTAATTGCTCTAATGTATACTCATCAAATGTGCCTGATATTTCATCAAGTGGAGTTGTAATCTGATCTAGATTTGGAATGCCTACTGCCATAATAAAGCCTTAAATTATGTAGCAGAAATTGTTAAAGAACCACTTGCTACTTTTAATATATCTCCAGTTGCGATTGCTTTTGATGCTGAAAATGCACCATGAAATAAAAGGTTGCCTGAACTACTGGCATCGTAAATTCCAAAATGAGAAACTGTACCCCATGAGCCAGTTGCACTATTAAATTCAACTGCACTATTATTTGCTATTGATCCTGAAGATGCAGAAGCAAAAGTTATAGCTTTTCTTGTATAGTTATTTCCTGATAATTCTGTTCCTGAATTGTCATCAGCTAAACTACCAGTAGATAGTCCTAAATAGACTGCGGAAGGTGCAGAAGTTGATGCTGTTCCAGTAAAGTGGTCTAGAAATTTTAATTCTAGATAATCTGACATTGCCGACATTTATTTCTCCTATGATGACATTTTTGCGTAGATTGATGATATGTGCAAAGCACCAGTTCCATAGTGAGATCGTTGTTCGTCTTTTCTTATCTCTTCTATAGATCTTGTAAACTTAGCATCGTAAGTTGATGCCCTTTGTTCATCCATTAAGTAGGTGTAAGCCTCAACTAAACTACCTGACAAATAAGCATCAGGGTGACGAGTTAACATCACATTTGTTGTATTAGTATCTGATAAGGCACTAAGGCTTCCTATGTAGATTATTTCGGCTGTATAGCTATCGTCAGGAATTGGTCTGACCTTTAACTCTCCGCCAACAATAGAATATGCAACTGGTCTGCCTGAAGCACCAGTATAAGTTGTATCTAAGGCTGTAGGACTTTTATATTCCAACACGACATTCGGAGACGTATTTAATTTTATTTCCCTGATTTCTCGCATATCGGTTGGAAGTGCTATGAACTCATCGCCACTAGTTAAAGTTGCGGTTGCTCTTTTTTCCTGATCTCTAGTTTCTAATTCTCTAGATAATCTTGCTTCAGCTAACTGAATAAAGTTAGGTATCTGATCAGTTAAATCTGTTCTAGCTAAAAAATTAGCTACAGCAGTTTTTAACTCAGAATATGTTGATATACTCACATTGAGCCTCCGCCAGTTCTAAAAAATCTATTGTCACTATCGTTAAGCCATGTCCGCCACTTCTTAGAGGCTTCAGGATTATTAGTTGGATCTCCAAACTTTTGTGTGAGTTCCAAATATAAGGTATTTGGTATTTCTGCTATATGTTGCCAATGCTTCTGAGTATTCCCAATCATTGATCCTTTTTCATAGTCATTTGACTTTCTTTTGTTAGCATCCAAAACTTCTTTAATATGTTGTTTTGTCTCAATGGTGTAAGTGCCATCGTTATTGTCATGCCAAAAAGTTTCTTTTTTTGAATATGGATTTCTTGATATTAATCTCGACATTGTTTTCCCTTAAAAATAGAAAGGGCGAAATTAATCGCCCTCTCATAGTTAGTAATTAAGAACCATTCAAACCAATAACTGCTGAATGTGCTTTTGGGGCAGTGGGCATCAAAACAAATTCAGTGATGATTTGTTCTTTAATTGCATCTCCCGTTCGTGCCAAAGTTGTCTTTGTGAAGTTTCTTCCATTAAGAGTTCCGATCTTAATATGATCAGGATCAATAATGAATAACTTGTCATCTGACATAAATCTTGAAGGAGTTAACTCAAGAGTTCCGAAATCTGTTAAGTAAACAGAAGTCGCACCTACAAATGCAGGAGCAGAACTCGCAGTTGTGTTTACCTGATTTGTAACAAGATTTGTTCCTGCTTGAGATAAGTCAGAAATGTTAGCTTTGTTTGTTGCATCACAAACTAAAACTCTTGGCTTACCACCATCTTGCCATGCTTGTGTTACAGCATTGTCAATTAATGCTAAAGTCAATGCGTGTTCAGTTCCAGTTAGATCAGCAACATCGCTACCATCACCAGTTCCAAAAGATATATCCGCATTACTTGTCGCATCGCCATTTGTCATCCATGTGATAAGTGTGGCTGTCTTACGAGGTTCAGAACCTGACTTTGCTACGTTAAGATCTCCAATAATTTTTTCTATGTCTCTACTAAGTTCAAGTCCTTTTAATACTGATTGGTTCGCAGTTTCTTTTGCTCTTCCTGCTTTATCTACCGTTTCTAAAGTTCCTGAGATGGCGAAGTCTTTCCCTGAGATCTGAGTGTAGTTGTTAAGTCTTGTTGTAGCAGTTGGAGTTGCATAAGTTGCATCTGCACCTTCACTAAGACTGTTTTGTCCTGCTGAAGCTAGTTCTTGAACTTGCCATTCGACTAAAGTTCCATTCACTGTTTCTTTTTTTGCTAATGAAAAGATAGGTGTTTCATCACTATCAATTTTATAAATAATGTCTGCTAGTTGCTCACGCTCACCAACAGCATTTGAAGTTTGAGAGTAAGCCATTCGATTTCTCCTATTAGGCTGATTGTTTATTTAAAAGTAGTTCGATAGCACCTTCTATTGTGCTATTTTTGTTGAAACGATTAACCATGTCTTGATTACGTTTCGATACAACTTCAGACTTAGTTTTAGGAGTTCCTGCTTTGACCATCTTTGGGGCAACCTTAACCTTCTTTTTGGCTTGAGTTTTGCCACCCATTAACTCGTCATACAACATTGCCTTCCGCAGAGTTACGATTGCACGATGATCACTTGCCTGAGCAATTTCATCATCTGAGTAACCCATATGGGATTTAGCATATGAGATCACTTTTGACCTCTCAGCATCTCTGACTTTCTCATCTCTCCATGCAGGGATCTTATCAAGCATTGTATCAAACTCAGATTTTAAGTGGTTCTGATATTGTGCTTGTTGTTCTGCCTGCTGTTGAGACTTAATTGCCTGCTGTTGCTGTTGAACTTTAGCTAAATTATTTTGTTGAATTTGGTATTCTGCATGAATACTTGCAAACTCATCATTGGTCTTAGTTCTTCGCAGTTCTTCCCAATTAGGCTCAGGCACTTTTAATGCTTGTTCTAATTGCTGAAGTCCTTCCGCATACTGATCTCTCAACTGCTTCGTTTCGGCATCTTTTGCCTCTACCGCTTTGCTCTTTTGTGAGACTTCGTTCATGCGTTTATGAAAAGTCCTCTCTCTCTGATAACCTGATAAAGCCTCTTCCAAAGTTACCTCTGCTTCCTCACCATCAATCTTGACAGTGAACATTTGGACTTCTTCTTCGACTTCCTCAGCATCATCTTCCTGAGCGGTTGTATCTTCTACTTCTTCGCCTTCATCGGAGATATCTTCTTCTAAGACTTCCTCTTGCTCGGTTGCTTCTGATACTTGAGCCTCTTCTACTGGCTCGGTTACTTCCTCAATTTCAGGGTTAGCTTTTGCTTCCTCTTGAGGTAATAATTGGTCTATTGCTTCGTTAACTGATATAGAATTGCTCTCGCTTGAGTTTACATTTTCCATGAATTTTCCCTTTTGTTTTATTTAGTTTTGCCAATTAGTCTGTCTAATTGAGCCTTTGCCATCCTTCCATTTGCACTGACATTTTCTATGCCTGATTTAAGTGCCTTCAAAGATTGGTAAAGATAGTAAATACGTTCTCTTTCCTCTGCATCTTTTAGAGATGAGTTCTTCCACGCATCTAAAAACTGGTTTTCTAAGCCTTCAAAAATTTCTAAAAAAACTGGATTTTTTAATAAAATATCAGCTTTATTACCTTTTTCTAATTCTTCTCTTGCTGTACCTTCTTGCATTACGATCTTCTAAATGGAGTAAATCCACTTAATCCCATTTGGTTTGTGAAGTTAGCAGGGCGGTATGCAAAGTTATTTACAAATTTTTGATTAGCAGAATTAAAGTCAAATCCTGAAGGTGCGTTTACTGGTGCTTGATCTAAACTCGTTGCCCTATAATAAGCATCTCCTGAAGGAAATGGATTAGGATTATTTGTCATATTTGGACTAGATGTATCTAATCTGCAAGCCTGCAAGTCATCGTCATATCTATAGCCATCAGGACAAACTGGTTGTCCGCTAACTGGATTTCTTGTTGGTGCTACTGTAGTTGGATTGTTGTCATTGCCATCCATATAACTCATATCTTCATTATAAGGGTTCTGATCAAAGCCAGTATAGGTTGTGACATTC